CCTCAAACCAACTCAAGGAATGGTTACAGAGGCAAAAAGATACAAAGCGTGGAAAGAGGAAGGTAAGGCTGGTGGTACGCAAGTAGCAGCAGTTAGAGCTAGTCAAATAATTGCTGGAGGAGAGCTATCTGCTGATGTTGTGGTACGGATGTTTAGCTTTTTTAGTCGCCATGAAGTTGATAAAAAAGCAGAGGGTTTTAGAAAAGGAGAAAAAGGATATCCGTCAAAAGGGAGAGTGGCCTGGGCGGCTTGGGGAGGTGACAGCGGCTTCAGTTGGAGTCGAGGAAAAGCTGCTGCAATAAAAAAAGCGCGAGAAAGAACAGAAGTTATTGAAATGGCAAGGCCATATCCAAATGAACACGCAGCAACAATCGTTAATTCTGACCAATTTGATACATTTAGAAGGTCAAATGATGAAAGAGGCGAGGGTATAGACTATATTTTTGGTATAAAGGATAATGAAGAGGGAGCAGAACTACAATCAATTCGATTTAGGCTGACTCAGTATTCATCATCTCAGGCTTTAGATTGGCTCGAAGAAAATGAATTCGATCCGATTAAATTTGAACCAGCCACTAATGAAAAAACTATGACTAAGGAAACCCCAACAATAGAAAGGGCAGAACCAGATGCTCTTAAGGTAGGTGATTTTGTATCTTGGAACTCTAGTGGAGGTCGTGCTAGAGGAAAAATTGATCGCATCGTTAGAGATGGGTCAATAGATGTACCAGATAGTTCATTCACTATTACAGGTACAGAGGATGATCCAGCAGCTTTAATCACTCTCTATAGAGATGGGGAGGCAACAGACCGTAAGGTAGGTCATAAATTTTCGACACTTACAAAAATTGCCGATATTAGATCGATTGAGGCTGGAGATAAATTTGAGCGTAAAGAGGTTACAGATTTCAAAAATGTGAAATCCAGAACATTTGAGTTTCCATTTAGCTCTGAATATCCTGTTAAGAGATATTTTGGTAACGAAGTGTTAAGCCATGATGAAGGCGCAGCAGATTTATCTCGACTAAACGATGGTGGTGCTGTTCTCTTTAATCACGATATGAACAAACCTATAGGGGTAGTGGAAAGTGCAGAAATTGACCCTACAACTAAACGCGGTTATGCAAAAATTCGCTTCTCGCGCAATAAATTTGCTTCTGAAGTCTTAGAAGACGTTAAAGATGGTATTTTACGCGGTATTTCTTTTGGTTATCAAATAAATGATATGGAGGAGATGGAAGATGGAATGCGCGCAACTAACTGGTCTGTACACGAATTATCTGTTGTAACTGTCCCGGCGGATCCCACAATTGGAATAGGAAGAAGTTTGATAGAACCCTCACAAGGTAATAGTATTAATATAGAAGATAAGTCTCCTCTAGAGGAGATAAATTCTGCGGAAGTATCCGCATCACCCTCGGTTCGTACTATGGAAGAATCAACTAAAGAAACTGCGGTTGAAGCGGAGAAATCCGTTGAAATCGACATCAAAGCCGAAGTTCAACGTGCTATTGATGAAAATAATGCTCGTACAGCATCAATCACTTCGTTATGTCGTGAATTTGGAAAGTATGGAGCAGAAGAGCTTGCTGACTCACTCATAAAGGGTAATAAAACTCCCGAAGAAGCTAAAGCAGCAATCCTCGATCTTGTTAAAAACAAGGCAGAGGTTCGTAATACACCTATTCGTTCAACAGACATGACACAAAACGATGTTGGCTTAGACCAAAAAGAAATTAAGAGATTCTCTTTCTTAAGAGCATTAAACGCTCTAGCAAATCCAACAGATCGCGCTGCACAAGAAGCAGCAGCTTTCGAGAGAGAAGTATCTGATGCAGCTTCTAAGAAATATGAGAAGCCAGCAAACGGAATACTTGTCCCTAACGAAGTCTTAAAAAGAGACTTAAACGTAGGTACAGCAACTGCTGGTGGTAACTTAGTTCCTACAGAGCTTCTTGCTGGTTCATTCATTGACATTCTTAGAAAGAGAATGGCTGTGATGGCTACAAACCCAACAATGCTTACAGGATTGTCTGGTAACGTATCTATCCCCAGAATGACATCTACATCAACTGCGTACTTCGTAGGTGAGTCTGGATCTCCAACAGAAAGTCAGCAAGCTTTTGATCAGGTCAACATGACACCTAAGACAATTGGTGCATTTGTTGATTATTCAAGAAGATTACTCCTTCAATCATCTATAGACGTTGAAGCAATGATTAGAGATGATATTGCAAAGGTTATTGCTACTAAGTTAGATAACGCAGCGATTTACGGTTCTGGTAGTTCAAACGAGCCATTAGGTATCAAAGATACAACTGGTGTAGGTACACAAACAATTACAACATTCGGTACTTTTGCTGAGTACATCGGAATGGAGACAGACGTTGCAGCAGCAAACGCTGATGTAGCTAATATGTTCTACCTAATCAACGCTTCTGCTAGAGGTGCTTTAAAGTCAACAGAAAAGGCTTCAAACACAGCGCAGTTCGTGTTCGAGAACAACGAAATTAACGGCTATCCAGCTATTGTTTCTAACCAGCTTGCAAACAACGATGTTCTCTTTGGAGACTTCTCACAGTTTGTAATTGGTATGTGGTCAGGCTTAGATCTAACAGTAGATCCATACGCAAACGCAACAAGCGGTAGTGTAAGAATTATTGCATTACAGGATGTTGACTTTGCTGTTAAGCAACCTGGTGCATTCTGCTTCGGAACATAATCACATGAAGGTCAAACTACTTAGACCAACAATGGTAGCTGGAGTCCCAACGGACTCTGGCTCTATCATTGATGTTGAGCAGCAAACTGGTGAATACTTAGTTGCTATCGACAAGGCTGAACTTGTAGTTGAGACTTGTGAAGCACCTACTGTTATTACAGAAACAGAAGTCGAGTCAGAAGAAAAAGATGATGATGATGAAGTTGACTTTTCTCAAATGACAAAAGCTGAACTTGAATCATATGGTCGTTCTCTTGGGTTAGAACTTGACAAAAGACACAACAAAGCTGATCTAATTTCTGAATTAGAGAAGTATCTTTCTTAGGAGGTAACTTAAAATGTCTGTTATTCAACAGAACTTAGAAAAACTAACTGTTGTTGCTGGTGTTGCTACTGCTGCTGTAACAAGCACAGCTACATCAAGCGCAATAGATCTTCTCGAATACGATGGAGATGTAATGCTAATTTTGGATAGCGCTGCTGGTGGCGGTTCTAGCCCAACATTAGATATAAAAATTACTGAATCTGATGCTTCGGGTGGTACATACACAGATTTATCTGGTGCTACTTTCACTCAAGTAACAGGATCTGCATCAATGCAAACACTTGCAATCAATAAAGATGAGTGCAAGCGTTACATTAAGATTGTTCAAACAATCGGTGGATCATCACCAACATTTACTTTTAGCATCAACTTAGTTGGTCTTAAAAAGTACGGATAAAAATATAGCCCTCTTAGTGAGGGCTTTTCCTTATGGCATTTACTGAAGATTTAGATACTTTTTTTGCTGATTTTACAGATACTGTTGTATATAATTCTACGAGTTACAAAGGCATATTAGATCAGCCAGATGAGATGATCGCCGATGGTCTTGTAGTAACAACAGATTATCAATTAACAGCAAAAACAAGCGATTTAGGCTCTTTAGTTTTTGATGCAACAGTAACAGTTAATTCTGTTAACTATAAAGTTCGTAATGTAAAAAAAGTTGATGATGGTACATTGTGTATTGTTTTCTTAATGAAGGTATGACATGGCTACAAAAAGAGAACGAATACTAGCTGCTTTAAAAACAAACCTTGCAAATACTGTAGGTGTTGGTACTAGAATTTATAGATCTAGACCAGAAGCTTTTAGCAAAGCTGAAACTCCAGCTATAGTTCTTGAGCCTATAAGTGATACTCCACAGGATACATCGAGTTTTAATAACTCAGTTACATGGGAATTTAGAATTCGTATTTCTGTCATAGTTAGAGGTTCAGTACCCGACAATGTTGCTGATCCAACAATTGAAAGTTTACATACAAAAATACTCACAGATCCTACTGTAGGCGGTCTTACCATTGATATAAGACCATCCACAACATCGTTTGAGGTTTTAGAAGCAGATGAACCAGCAGGGATTATTTCTTGTGAGTTTGATATTGAATATCGAACTTTATATAATAGTTTGACTACATAATTTTGTTGTATCCTCAAGCCTATCAACCCTGATTGTTTATTATGAAGTATGAAATCCCAAACGAGGGTGGAACTTACATTCTGAACCCTAAAACTGGCAAACGAAAGCTTGTCCAACAAACACAACCAGCAGAACTCCCCACCGAGGTAAAAACAGATGGCACAACTGACAAGGAAGAGAGTAATTCTAATTGAAGCGGAAAGTTCTTATGGAACTGACCCTACTCCAGCCGCTACAGATGTAGTTCTTGTAACTGATCTAAGCATTACACCACAATCAAGTGATGTTGTTAACAGAGATGTGGTTAGACCATATCTTGGTTCATCACAACAGTTACTGGCTAACACTAGAGTTGAGTGTACATTTAGTGTTGAATTTGTTGGATCTGGCACAGCTGGAACAGCCCCCAGATACGGAAGTGCGCTTAAGGCTTGTGGCTTATCAGAAACTGTAGCTTCTGGAACTAGCGTTACTTACGAACCAATTTCAGCTAACTTTTCATCAGTTACTATTCACTACAACGTAGACGGTGTAAGGCATATTGTTACCGGTTGTCGAGGCAATGTTGCATTAACAGCAGAGGTAGGAGCAATTCCAACTCTCGATTTTACTTTTACTGGAATATATAACGCGCCTACTGATACTGCTTTACCTTCTGTTACTTATGGAAATCAAGCAACTCCATTAATATTTAAAAATGGTAATACAACAAGTTTTCAACTTTTGAGCTTCGCTGGTGCGTTACAAAGTCTTAATTTTGATATTGGTAATTCAATAGTTTACCGAGAGCTTGTAGGAGGTACAAAGGAAGTTCTTTTGACTGATAGAGCAGCCAACGGCTCTGTAACTATAGAAGCTCCAACTCTTTCCTCAAAAGATTTCTTTGCTGCTGCCTTAACAGATACATCGCTTGGTAATTTAACAGTTACACATGGAACTACTGCTGGTAATATTTGTAGGTTATCTAGTACTAAAGTTGATATTGGTGATGTTAGTTATGGTGAAATGGATGGTGTTACTATGCTTGAAATACCATATACACTTGTTCCAAGTTCAGCAAATGACGAGCTATCGATCGTCTACACTTAACTTTTTATGAATTAAGAGCTAGAGTGTAGAAGTATATTTATTTCTACACTTTATGGCTTTTGTAAGAAAAAAGAACAAAACATTTAAATGGCCTGTTGTTGTTCGAGAACCTAGTGAAACTGATGCTGGTGTTTACGAGGAAAATGAGTTTACTGCTATTTTTAAAAGATTGAAAGTAAGCGAGTATCAAAACGCAGCAGAAAGCAAAACAGAATTTGAAATGCTTAAGATGATGTTAGTTGGTTGGGAAAACATGAAAGAAGAGAATGGTG